TGTGTTATAGTAAATCCCTTTGCACCATCTTCCATAAAAGGAACAGCTAGTGCCATCTCTGGAGATGCACCAACTAATGCACATTCTCGAACATCAGATAGTCTAAGATTATTAACAAGATGGTCTACATCAGAAAGTTTACATGGTCTGAACTCAAACTGCCCTTTCTGAATGTATGTCATTTGTTATATAGTTTTTGGAAACCTTCTTCTACTTGACGCACATAGTTTGGGTCACGCTTTGTCATGCTCCAATATCTTTCGTCTTTCATCATCTCCCTCAATCCAGCTTCATTCTGCTGACCAGTAGGTGCAGCATCACCAATAGATGTAGTAGTTTTAAGAGCATTCATTACAGTTTCCATAGCCTTTACACCATCAGCAGTTGAGCAAAGATTTGCTATTTGTGCATGCTGTTCTGGTGAGAAAAACTTATTTGACCATAGCTCTACTGCTTGTACTCTTTCCAAAGCATTATCACCCAAGTTCTTCATCTCAGCTTGTGGGTCAGTAGTGCCAATATTCATTGCCTTTTTATACATCTCTATACCTTCGGCAAACTCATCTTGGCTGTATCCATTCTCAAAAGACTGTTCAGCCCACCACTCTAGTAACTCATTACTCTTTGCAAGCTCTTCATCTATACCCTCTGGTAATATGTAATCACCTTTCTTTTCAGGTCTATCTTTATATGCTTCTGCTTCCAAGTCTTTCATAACTTGTGATTTAATATCATCTTCTTTCTGACTTATCTTACTTTCTAGTTGTGAGTAAGAGTTAGCCATGTCTTCTGCTGTCTTAAATTTTTCTGGTAACCAAGCTGGTCGTTCACCCATAGAATCTATAGGTTGTTCCTCTTGTGGAGCTTGTGGAGCTTGTGGAGCTTCTGTGGATGTAGGGGTATTGTTAGTTTCTACTTGTTCGGCTACTGTTGTTGATGTTTGTTCTTCACTCATGTTAGTCCTCTCTTGCTATTCTATCACCTTCTTTGATTCTTCTTTCAATGACACCTACGACATATCTTGAACCCTCTGCATGTCGTAAGACTTCATCTGTTACAGCTGAACCATGCACTGCTTCGATAGTTATACTTCTCAAATATTTTAATACCTCTTTACCAACTGGTGAGTTAAACAATGCATGCATATTCAAACTAATAGTTTCATCATCTTCCTGATATCTAGGGAATCCATCTATCTGACTTTGTATAACTGGTTTACTCGGCTGCTTGTTCACTTGGTGCTTGCTCCATATTCTGTGGTTGCATCATTTGTTGTTGTGCTAACTGCTGTGCAGTTTGTACTAATAGTTTACGTTCTTCTAAATCTCTAATCAAAGTATCAGGTACACCAAACTTTCTTGCAAGATGTGCTGCTGTTTCTTCTGTATTGACTAATAGATTAATTGTTTGTGGACCAAAAGAACCTCCTACAAGTTCTAACCATCTAGCTATTGCAGATATGTCTTGATTAGATTGTGCTTGTGCTAGTGGAGATACAGACTTAACTTTTATCTGTCTACCATTGATTGTTGGTATTTCTATGCGACCTTGTTTCTTCAAAATATAAACAACACGCTGTAATACTGGCTGTACCATCTCAGCTTGCAATCTTCCAAAAGCAGAACCCATACGTCTACTTAGGTCTGCCATTCTTTCCGCAACTTCTGTTGCACTTGCTGGTGTTCTATCTGGATTCCCAAGCATATCATTATACAATGCTCTCTTAATATTCTGACGCATATCACTCAACACAAAGTTAGTGAAGTTAAGGTCACCAGCTTGTTTGATTGGTTGTAACCCAGCAGAGTTTGGTGCTTTAGGTATTACAGTTCCAGGCACTAAATTAATTGTATCTGGATTAATAACACCATCATCATCCATTTGATATATTCCGGAGATAGCCATTGCTGCATTATTAAGTATTGATTCTACTGTAAGGTTAGTAGTTTTGATTGCACTCAAGCAGTTGAAGATTGGACCTCGACCATAGACCTCTCCAGCACAAGTGTTCCAGCGAAAACATATATATGGATTGCTACCAGTACCAGTAAGAGATTCTTGTTTCAAAACATTTAGAGTATCAAGCTCTATACAAATATACATAAATGCATCTTCATTTAGTTTTGAATAATCTTTACAAACAATTTCTAATAACTTTGTTTTAGCATCAGGTTTAGAAATCATTGAGTTTGTAAGTTCTTGTGGCAAAGTTATATCTGGAAACAAGATGTGTAAATCAGAATAACGTACCTGTCTTTCTCTATATACATGGTCTATGTTGTCATCAGGACCAACATCGAGAACTACATGAGGTAATGGAATAGCAGAAAAAGATATTGGATTAATAGCATCACCTTCAGAAACATGAAGGATACCAGTACCAACAGCCAAGTCCATAAAGGACTCATGAACCTCTTGAGCAAAGTTTGAGTTCTGTAATACTTCAAAAACATACTCAGTTATAAAATCCAACTCATTATTTATTTCATCTCGTTCGTCTATTGGTATCTCTGAGCCAGCAGCAAAATCAGCCCAACGAGCAAAGTTGGGGACAAGTCCTTGCTGGAGTCTTGATGCAAATTCTTGTACTCCAACGACAGCAGTCTCATCAA